GAGAAGGCAACGCCGACAGGTTTAGTGTTAGGCATTGCCCTCTCCTTTTACGCGATGCGATAGATCGAGTATGCAGCCGTGCCGGTTTTACGGAAACGGAAGGTAGCCGATGCAGGGTTTGTTGGAGCCGCAGCGGCTGCGTCCACAACAACTGCCTGACCAACAATCGAGTTACCCGTGCCAGCGCCGAACGTCACATCGTTCGCGGCGTTGTCGCCGAGGTTGATGATATGAACGTCAAAGCCTGAATTGACCTTGAGGCTTGGGAAAGCCGCATCAATCAACGCGCCCGTTGGGAACGTGTAGGTGCCAGCGTCAGTGCCGCCAGAATCAACGGTAATGATGCCGTTGGCTAGATTGCCAACAGTAACAGTAACCGTAGCGCCTGTGAGTGCGTCTGGGGCAGGCTGCGCGAAGATAAGAGGCTCCGTTAAATTGCCTGCCGAAAACTGATAGCCGCCAGTGCCCTGCGAAAGCGGCGGGGTCGGGCCAAAGGATTCGAGCGGATAGGACGCGCCCTGAGTAGTGATTGCCATGATTCAGAACTCCTTGAATAGAGGAGAGCGACCCGCAGGCCGCTCTGAATGTGTTAGCCCCAGAGACGCACGGCCATCTGCGGACGGATGACGCTGTAGCCGTAGAGGACGTCAATACGACACGGGAGACGGTCGTTATTGATGTCATACTGACGGACGATACGCATCGAGATGCCGTTGTGAACCTGACGCGAGGCCATATCCACACCCTGCGGCATCAGCAGATCGGCCGTCGCGAAAGCGATGGCGTCCTTGTGATAGATCAGGTTCTGCGGATACTGCGTCGAGGCGGCGCCGACGAAGGTTACAGCCTTGCCGGAGACCGGCAGCGCGTCGACCGTGGCAAGCGCCTGACCGGCCGAATACATCGCCGGAACAGTGACCGTCGCAGTCGTCGACGCCGTAACGTCCGCCAGAGCGACGAACTGATACAGCGAGCCGGTCGACTCACGGGTCTGCGGGTTGACGGCGAAGCAGTCGGCGATCGTGAACACGTCGCCAGCCTTGATGGTCGTCGAGCCAAGGCCCGTCAGAACGATGCTGGTCGCGCCTTCGGTCGTGACCGAGGTGCTGACCGTGACAGTGCCCGTGCGCGAGCCAGTCGTGAACTGCTTGATAGACTGCGACATATTCAGCTCGTCATAGCCGAGGATGCCTTCGCCGAACATGCCGTTCTTGAACTGCTTCGAGATAGCCGAGACCGGGTTGAAGAGACCCTTCATGCCCTCGATCAGCGCGGCGTTCGCAGCCGGGTTGACCGTCGCATAGCGCGGCGACATGACCGCAGCGTTCTCGTTCAGTTTCTGCTGCGCCTGAAGCAGGACCAGCGAGGTCGCCGGCGTCGTGCCGGGCGTTCCGACCGAGTTGCCGATATACTTGAAGCTGTTCGCGACGTCCGCGTCGATGGAAGCGGCGAGCTGCGAAATACGAGGCTTCAGGACGCGCTCAGCGAAGTCGTCCAACTGCATCGTCAGTTCGGCGGTCGTGAAGTTGACGCCGATGTGCTTCTGGCTGGAGACCGCGAGCGTGGTATACTGCTCGTTGTCGTCCTGAACCTGAAGCGCCGCGCCGTCCGTGACCAGAGCGCGGTCGGGTAGACGGATGCGGAGGGTCGAGCCGATCTTGGCGCCCTCAACCGCGAAGCTGTCGTCATACTGACGGTTCACGGTGCGGGTGATTACAAGGTTGTTCTCCAGAATTTCCAGAGCCTTCCTCGTAATCATGTCAATAGTAAGAAGCGAATTGCTCATCTTTTCAGCACCTTATCGCTGTTGGGCCTGTAGCTTCCTGATCTGCCGTTGCCGCTCAGCTTCAATCCACTCCGAAGTCGTCATGGTCTTCAGCGACCGGGGGTCTGTCGTGTCATACGACGCGCCTCCGGTTGTGCGAGCCGCAACCGGCGCAATCGGAGCCGGGGCGGATGATGTTTTCCTGACCGGCGGATTTGAGGTCAGTCTGGCCTCGATCTTACCGATCTCTCGTGCCTGCAAGATGGGCGATAGCTGGGAGATCCTTGCAGCCTCTTTCGGATTGCTCCCGAGCCAATAGATGACGTCGGGTCCGATCTCGGACGCCTGAATTGTCTGAGCCATCACATCGGTTACAGGAAGGTTCGGGTTATAGGCGACCTGTTGAAAGTCCGCATATTTGTCCCGAGCTGTTTCCTCCAACTCCTGATAGGCTTCGACGATAACCGCCTGTTGTCTTGCGGCCTCTCGCTGGGCCAGAAGCTCATGGGCCTTACGCTCAGCCAATGCCTCGGCATACTGCTGAGCAGACTCATAGTCATTCGGGTCCGCCAGAGGGGTCACGGGCTTCTGGGCCTGTAACTCCGCAAGCCGCTGGGCCTGCTCTCTTTCCCACTTACGCTGTTCTCTTGCAAGGCGTTTGCCGACGATGGCGTCCAGCTCATCCTGAGTGAACATTTTCGAAGGCTGTTGTTCCTCCGGCGTCGTCTCAACGGTTTCCGGCGCTGCCGTAGCTTCCGGTTCCGGCGCGGGGCTGATCTCCGCTACAACCTGTTCTTCGTCGCTCACGCAACTCTCCTTCAAACCTAGCTATCCGGCTAGTCGGCGGCGCTTTCAGCATTCGCTGATTGCAGACTTTGCGCCATCTGCTGCAATTTGGTGAAGAGTGGCAGAGCCTCTTGCGCCACCGCCAATCCTCCGGCTTTAGTGGCAAGGTCAAGCATTTGCGCCAACTTGTTTAGCTCTTCAAGAGTAAGATTCATCATCATGCCCATGGCAACGGCGGGGTGACAACTGGCGGGTTAACCTGAGCTTCAATCTGCTCGGCAAGATGGGCGTCAAGTTCAGCGACCCGTTCAGCGCCCATTGCGTCAACAAGCCAGCCTTCGACCTGTGATTTGGTAATCTGGGCGAAAGGCGTGAAAGGGGCATCGAGGTCCAGGGTGACTGCCTGTGAACCGTAGACATCGGCCATATGAGAGCCGTCAGTCGCCTGACGCCGCCAGTGGACCGTGAAAACCACATCGGAGTGACCTTCGTGCTGTGGGTAACATTCAAGCTGACTGATGACCCACGAGTATGTTGTTGGCATTGTGTTGACCCTTATGCCGCTGTGGTGACGTTTGTCCAAGTAGTTCCGCTGCCTGAACTGCTGTTGACATAGAGGCGCGTAGAAGTGCTTGAGCCATCAGACCGCAGGTAGATGGAGCCTTGGGCGGCAGAGACTGTAGGCGCGCCAGAGCCGTAGTAGATGCCGAAGCCTGCTGTCGTCCCAAATAACAATCTTGCGGACGTTGATCCTGCTGCTGGTGTAGCTGTTCCTGAGCAAAGCGTTGCTACACCGTTGACCGTCAGGAGTGTTCCTGCGGTAGTCGTACCAATTAAACAATTGCCGGACGCATCTACGCGCATTTTCTCGGCGCCCGATACCTTAATTTGAAGCAGAGTCCCCCCGATAGCCAAAGGCTGATAAGAAGCTGAGCCGCTCTGATCTACAGCTTCGATACTGCCGCTAGTCGCATCTGCCCCAATACGAACACCATTGGTGCCGCCAGAGATTAGAGCAATCAAGGACGAATCCGAGCTTTTAATTTGAATCTTTGCAGCCGGCGAAGAGCTTCCAATGCCTAGCCGCGAATTGGTGCTATCCCAAAACAGGTTGCTGTTGTTCTGCGAGTATATGCCAGACGCCCCGGCAAAAATAACAGAGCCTGCCGTAAAAGTTGTAGAAGTGCCCGTGCCGCCATTTGCAAGCGGCAACACGCCCGTTACGCCCGCCGTAAGGCTGATCTGCGACCATGAAGAAACGCCCGAACCATTAGTTGTAAGTGCATAGTTCGCCGTGCCCGCAGTCGCCGGGAGCGTTAAGGTCCATGCCGCAGAGGCGCTGTTACTCGACTGCACGGTGGTGGCAAACGCGCCAGCGGCCGTATTTGCAAAAACAATCTGGCCCTGCGTCGTCTGCTGAGCGCCAATTGTCAGAGCCGGCGACACAAAAGTAAGATTAGCCGACGCACCAAATGAGCCGCTGGAGTTGAATTGAACTTGTGTGTTCGACCCGCCCGGAGTGCCGCCGCCGCCACCGCCGCTGCTAACCGCGCCGAAGACTGAAACGCCAAAGCCTTGGTTCGCCTGAATGGTCATATTGGCGGTCCTTTAGACGTAGTAAGTCACATTGATCTCGGCTGACGCCGAAGTCTCAATGAATTTTATGTTCTGGAGGTCGCCATCATAGCTGAGATAGGTTCCTGCCGTGACCGGCATACCAACGCTGGCCGTCGGGTTAACGCCGTCGTCGCGCCAGCGTATATCTTGTGAGAGTGGCGCAATCAGAGCGCGTGTAGCCCCTTGTGGCACCGTAAGCCCTGTCGCAGCCGACAGATTGGTGATTTGCTGGTAGCCCAACGCCTGAGTGGTTGATTTCAGTCCCATGATGTCCTCACGCAAGGAATTTGAGCTTATAGACCGTGCTTAGATAAAGAGCAACGATCTCGTCGATGATGTTCTGCAACGCAGGCTCGTCTTTGTCGCAGACCTTGTAGCGCATATCTTCGATATCCTTGAGCGAATCCTCAAGAAAATCAACGATATTACTGGTCTTTTTGGCCGATTGTAGCGCAATTGGACCGATCATGCCGTGGCGCCCCATATACGCCTCTGCGAACGTGTCCGCGAGGTCGATGACGCCACCGTAGAACTTGCCCAGAGCCTTGTGCTTGGCATAGGAGCGTGTGTTCAGGTGCGCGGAGTGCGCTACGTCGCGGGCGAGGAACAGATGACCGATGAAAACTTCGCAGGTCACATCATCTCTCCCGTTTCGCGGATCGGCGCGTTGCCGGCGACCAGATCGCCTGTGTCAATCGCCGCGGCAATCGTTCCCATCACTATATCCTGAATCTGCTCGGGTTGCATACTGTTTGCAAACGCCTGCATTCGTTTCGTCTCGGCGTCGTAAGCCTTGATCTGCGTGTTCTGCTCGTCGATCGCCAGCTTCTGCATGTCATAGCTCTGCTGAAGCTGCTGGATGAGCGCTGTCGTCTGTTCCATAGACGCCGCCATCTCCTCCATCTGCCGGCGCATGATCTGCGCTTCGGGCGAGCCGTCAGTGCCCTCCAGAACGGCCGGGTCCAGCACCTTGGCGAACCGCGCGGCCATCTCCTGCGCGCCGGGCCAGTCCATGTTGCGGATGAACAGGTCGCCCGCCACCTTCCACAGCTCCGGGTTGGACTGGAGCAGCATCTGCATGGCGTCGAGGGCTTCCTGACGCTTGGTCATGTAGCCCGGTCCGGTCGTGACCATGACGTCGTAGACGCCGATAGACGGATTGTAGATGCGCTCGATCTCGATGCCCTGCTCGTCCTTGAGGACACGCACGGGCTCCGGCTGCATGGGGTTAATCCGCACCATGCTGACTTCGTTGTCTATGCCAATGATGCGGGCCACACGTTCGGTGTCGTAAATCTTCGGTATAAGATCGACGATCTGGCGCGTGACATAGCGGATGGCCCGTGAAAGGTTATCCACATAATGGTAAGTCGATGTGTCGCCTTGCTTTTCACGGGCAAGAATTGCACGACCCGTACGTTCGTTGGAGTCCGCCCCAATAGAGCTGTCGTATTGGCCCGTGGTCGACTTGATGTCATCGGCCGCCCCCAGCTTGGCCTGTAGCAGCCCTGTCTGAGCCATCGGAGGCGCCGCGCGCTCGGGCAGGGGCAGCGGATTGCCCGCCCCGTCCGTCACGTCCGGGTTGACCTCAAGATACGGCCAGTTGTTGGTGTTTGCCGTCTTCCAGTTGGTCTCGTAGCCCTCGAACTGACCGCCGTAGCCAATGAACGGAGCCTTGGGCGCCAGCGCCAGCATCTCTGCTTCCTGGCTGACCCAATAGTTATACATGCGCTGCGCGTCCTTGGCGTTGCGCACCAGCCCGGACACGTAAATCTGACCGTCGACCTCAAACTCGTTGCCGACGACGCGGATGACGGGGATGTGCTTGCCCGCCCATTCGCTGCTCTCGAGGATCTCATAGCCGTTCGTCTTGACCCACTTGACCTGCTTGCGGTCGACCGACCGGCTGCGCAGCGGCTTGCCGAACTGCTGCTTCAGCATCTTGTCCTGCGGCGTGCCGTCAAACGCGGTCAGATTGCCCGGATAAAGGTTCAGGGTCGCCTTTTTATGCTCGTAGTAGAAATACTCCGCGATGCGGATCGTCTCGCTGTTGACCCACATGGCGAGCGTCTGGTCGCCCACGCCCTGCGCCTGAAGCGACGAGATCGGCGCAGCGTCCGGGAACATGCGCTCGTAGTCTTCCTTCAGCACGTCCTCGGTGATAAAGCACCACTCGGCGTCCGCGCCGCAGGGGTCCTGAATAGACGGGTCCATATAGACCGAGAAGGCGTTCCTGACGCGCTTGATCTTGATGTCCTGATCGAAGCTGTCCTCGCGGCAATACTCCGTCACGAGGCGGATATAGCCCTCGCCGTAGGTGACCTGATTGTCGCAGGCCGTGTCGTAGGCCACGTCCGCGTCCGACAGATACTCAATATGGCGCACGATCCCGTTGAAGATGTCCGCCACCTGCACGTCCGCGAGATCGTCGGCCGGGATGACCTTGCCCTGCGGCCGGTTCTGCCGCTGCTCGTTGGTCACGAGCCGGACGTGCTGCGGCAGCTTGTTGATCGTCAGGCACGGCCGCGCGTTGATCGTCTGGCCCTGCACCGCCCCGCGGGTCGCCAGCACGTCTGCCGGCCATTGCCACTGGTTGTCCGGGCTACCCGCCATGAAGCGCAGGTCGTCAAGCTCGTCTTCGCGACTGTCTGAGTAGGCTGAGACGGCGATCTTCAGCCGGCCGCGCATGGTGTTGAGGACGTCATCGTCCCCGCCAGCAACCGATTTAGCGCCTTTGATGCCGTTGTCGTCCATTACTTGCAGGACTTTCCTTTTTTGGCCGCAGCCTTGCGTTTTACGTCATACGCGATCGCAACTGCTTGTTTTTGCGGCTTTCCAGAGGCCATTTCCGCCTTGATGTTCTTGCGGAAGGCGTTTTTTGAGGGTGATTTCACGAGAGGCATTATTTTTTCCTCGTTTTGGCGGATTCCCTGAACGCCTTGGCCGTCGGAGCGCCCTTGGCGCCCGGTTTGCGCATCTTCTCGCCCGATCCGGCGGCGATGCGGGCCTTTTTGGCGTGAATATTGGCGTAGAGGCCGGGTTTACTTGCCACAGTTCCACCTCTTCATGCTGGCTTTCGCCCGTTCGGCGTTCTTCGACTTGGCGACAACGCCGCCCATGCGGGCGCAAAATGACTTTTTACGCCCCTCGTCCGCCTTCGTCTTTGGATTCGGAGCCGGCGGCTTCAGTTTGCTGCCCGTGGCTGCATTATATTTGGCTCTGCCCTTGGCTGTGAGGCCAGCGCCCGCCTTCGTGGACAGCTTCTCGCCGCGCCCTACAGATAAAGACACCATCAGCGGCTTCCCGGCGTAGTCATAGCCTGCACACGGCCGTCTTTTTCACCCATACCAAACACGTCGCCAAGCGCCTGCGTTAGCACACGCAACCGGTATTCATTAACCGGGTCGCCCGGTTTTTCTGCAACAGCCTGCCGCAACCGCATAATTTCAGCTATCATTGTTCGCGGATCGGACATAAACTCTTCCATATACGGCGCGTTGCGCGTATAGGCCCGGACCGCAGCCGGGTTAGCCAAAGGGGTTGTTTCGGAGCCCCAATCACTTGGGGTTGCGCCTTGACCAGCGCGGTCGCTAAAACCGACATATGGCGCTGGCGTTCGCGTAAACATAGCGTCGCTACCGGGAACATTATATTCCCCTAACTCCGCCAAAAATTGCGTTGTAGATTTAAGCGGTGTTGTTTTCTTGCCAGCCATCAGCTTGCCATCCATCCAGATGAAATCGCTCCACCATAACTGACGCGGGGTCTGTTGTCCATCGGCCGCGCCTCTCTGTGCGCCACGGGGAAAGCGAAAGTAACGGCTATCGCGTCCGCGGCGTCGGGGGATGCCAGACCCCTGCTTTTCATATCCTTCTTGCTCTCCAGAAAGATCGCCCCCTTCGAGTCCGGCTTCATCATCGGCCCCGTCAGGTCGCCCTTCAGATACCTGTCGTTCGGGATGCTCGCCGTCTTCAGCCATTCCTTCATCGACCCCCACATCTCAGCCCGCTTGTTGCCATACATGATCGGCTTGCTGCTGCGCTGCCCGAAGTTGACGCCCCTGATCTTATACCTCTGCTCCTTGAGCCGGTCGACGACGCCCGCGCCCAGCCCGCCCTCGTCGATGACCACCAGCGCCGGCGTGTAGGTCTGTATGGCGTCGATGACGTGTCCCACGACCGTCATGGTGTCGTCGCCGCGGTGCCGCTGTATCGCGATGATGTCCCTGCCCTGCCGCACCGCTATGACCGTCGCGTCCGACCCGAACCGCGCCGGGTCCACCCCGATCACAATAGGCGCGCTCTGGTCCGCCCACTTCGGCCTTGCCGCCGCCTCGGCCACCAGCGACGCCGGGATGAACTGGTCATCCCCTGCGTTCGGGAACTCACCATAGACCTCGACGTGCGCCTGCGTGCTGTCCGGCCCATACTCGTCGATGATCTGCTGGTAGACCTGCTTGTCCGTCCCCTCGACCGATCTGGCGTCTACGATCTTGTTGCGCCAGAAGTCCCGCTTCGAGTTAAAGCACTCATAGAAGTAGCCCGAGTTGCGGCGCGGGTTGCTGAACGCCAGCCAGAACCTGTGCGGCGTGTTCTCCGTGAAGAAGCCGCTGGCGACCGACCATATACTGTCGTCGATGCCGCTGGCCTCGTCGAAGATCAGCATGACGCCCGCGAAGTTGTGGACGCCCGCGTAACTGTCCGGGTTCTCGGCCGACCACAGGCGCCCCTCGACGCCCCAGTAGCGCGTGCCCAGCTTCAAATCCCGCTCGACCAGCTCCGTGATCCATTTGGCCGGGGCGACGCGGGTGGCCGACACCTCGAACCAGTGGCTCTGGAGCGACATGCTCAGCCATTTCGTAATCTCGGCCCATGTGACGCTGCGGAGCTGCGATTCCGAGTTGGCCGACACGATGGTCGTCGAGCCGATCCGCGTCGTCAGCATCCAGATCACCAGCCATGAGACCAGCGCCGACTTGCCGATACCGCGCCCGGATGACGTCGCCATCCTGAACGTCTCGAAATCTATCTTGCCGCTATTGGCGCGGATGTGGTCCCGCAGCTCCAGCAGCACCTCGCGCTGCCATACGCGCGGTCCCTCGAAATGCTCCAGCGGCGTGCCGGGCTTACCCCACGGGAACGCCAGCCTCACGAAGGCCAGCGGATCGTCCTTGATCTGCTGGCTCCATAGCGTCGCCATCAGACGCTGTTCGTCCTGCGGTGAGAAGATTGGCGTCTGCAATTGAACCCTCGATTACCCGCATCTTCGCCTCTTCAAGCGCGGCCGTGATGCTGATTGTCTGGTTGACCTCTACGCTGACCGCCTGACGCGCCACCCAGCCGTGGGTGTGCTTCAGTATGTCCAGCGCCGCCTTCGTATCTCCCGCCAGCGCCGCCGTGCGTAGCACCCCGGCCATCTCGGCCTCGGCCTCCGCGCGTCCGCGCTCCTCCGCATACTGGGCCATCTGGTCGCGGCTGACCAGCGCCCGATACTCGGCCGGGGTCATGTCCAGCGCGAACGCCAGCGCGTCCCCTTTCAGGCCCAGCTTGGCCGTCTGATAGATTTGCTCCAGACGCGCCTCGGTCGCGGCGATGACGCGCGGTTCGTAAGGTAGGCTAACGAATGTCATAGATTGTTTAATATCAAAAATAAAAAATTTTGCAAATTTCTTGTGGCCCCTTCGTATTTTTACAAGGAGATCCCAAGGCCGGCCCTCCCCCGTCTACAATCACCCAAAGCCCATATGTCAACGGCCAAAAGCAAGAACGAATGTCAACCTGCTCTTGACCGTTTACAGACAGCCAATGCGGAGCGGGGTCCGCCAATCGGGAGCGGGGTCCGCTGATGGGTTAGATTGTCACGACCGCAAGGCCATGCGCGGTCGCCGCACCGGATTCAGCGGGTAGTCGCGGCTTGGCGTGTAGACATACGCGGCAAAGCGGGCGCCCGGCCCTTTCTGCCAGCGGACTTGCGCGTCGGTCGTATCCGAGAGCTCGGCATAATAGAGAGCCGAGACGTAAGACATAGGCCATTCGCCGGTGAGGTATAGACCGAAGGCGGTTTCGAGCGCTTGCGCGCGGTTCTCATAAGGGAAATTCTGCATTGTCACTCCATAGGTCATCAATTGTCACGGATTGTCACTGCCATAACCTTTCCCAAACCCTTGTTTTAACGCGAGGATGGGGGGCTATGGTCAATTTTCGGCCTTTTTTCTGCTGGCATCTATATAGTATACACAAAAACGCTATATATATATAGTAATATTATACAATAATGCTTAGATTTTAACAGAAAAAACGACTATTTAACCTATAAGCCAACAAACCCCATTAGAATCAGCGCCTCGCCATAGGTCACCACCATGACAATCCGTGACAATTTTTGCCAAAGATTTGTCAAAGAATATTTGACAAGCGCTCCGATTCGCGCTATGTGTCAGATTGTCATCTAGACGGAGCAGGAAACAATGCCACGAACAAACTATAAAAAGATAGATATCTATCTGAAGCACCCTGGCGCTCTCGCGACCTACGTCGCCTCTACGACGTGGGCGTGCAATCTTAAGGTCGCGCGCGAGCGTTATGCCGCCGAGCGTGGCCACGCCGCGTCAGACTTGATCGCGGTTTATGCGGGGACGCGCTAACATGTTTGAGTTTATCATCGACGCCACAATCGCCGCGATCATCCTGATACCCGGCCTATGCTACCTCTGG